AAACCTTATTCTTGGAATACAGTTTATCACGTTCCCGACGTCAACAAGGCATTCCCAAAGAAGTGTACCACATTCCCAGTGGAATTCGGGAGACGGAATACTCTTCATCTTTTCTATCATCTCACCGTATCCGTTGAGAAGATACCGTTCTCTTTTGTCTACTCTTTCAAGTTTTGCCTTAGAAATCAAACCCCCGTCATCGCTGAATACGACGTCGTAGAGTGACTTTTTATCACCTTCAATCGGTTGCGTGACCTTACACCCGTCAATCGTAAAACCCATGATGATACGCGTAGGCTCCACGAGCTCAATCGTGTGGATAAAATATTCGTCACCCCTCTGCTCCACCGTGTCAAACCCGAAATAGGACGCATACTTTTGCGTACCATCGTCATCGTCAACGGTGACGCGGTAAAGGGAATAATCGTCATATTCCACGGAACTATCATTGATCGTCTGCACGCTTCCGCTGTCAAGCTGTTCATCGAGCCGTTCGTCAAAGCTTCCGAGATTATACACGGGCAAATCTTGCCACCTGTAATTATCCGCAATTTGAAGTTTTATCGTCATCGTCTGTCCCTCGTATAGCCGAGCCTCTTTGCATATTGCTCCGCTTGATAGTTCTGAATTTCACGCTCTTTCTTTTGCTGATACATTTCAACGCCCGTCGATATCGCCAACCCCGCGACCGCCATAACCGCCGTATACGGGTTCGTGAAAGCCATAGCCAAACTTGCAATTGACTGCACTCCGCTGATTGCTTTTTGCGCTTTTTGCTGTGCATAATAATTACCCGTGGCAAGTCCTATATTCGACACCGCCGCATTCAAGCCTTGTGACGCTATATTCATAGCACCGTTCACCGCCATGGATATTTTTACCTGCGATTTATCGTCTGCCGATGTAGGGGTAGTAGAAGTATTCTCAATCGTCTGCGGAGAAGCGGGAGAAGGGACTTCATTCGTCGAACCGCCCGTTTCCTCGGGCATCTGAATGATGATCTCCATCGAGCCCGTCGTAGGAATTCCTGCCATTATTCTTCCTCCACGACCTGCACGGTTTCCACGACCTGCACGGTTAAGGTGTATTGTAAATACACGCCTGCGCTATCCTGCGAGGAGACGGATACGATCTTGAATTTTTGCAATATGCTGAAATCGGGGTATACCACCTTATAATCGTAAAGCTTGTTCAAATCATGATCTGCTCCCTCTGCAATCTTCAAAAATTCATTCTCGATTTCTTTGCCGAGATACAGAAATGTGAGCGTTTTCGTGCATACTCTTGATATCCCCTGCATTTCAGGGATCGTCTTCTTTTCGGATAACAACAGATTGTTATCTGCCCCTACCTGCATACCTGACGCACGGGACACCTTCAACAACGTTACAGGCTCCCTGTCAGCGTCTCCGATCGATACAAAAACGTTATTCCCGACAACGGCTTTACAATTTACGTTCTGCGCCCAAGCCGTACAGCTTACCACGATCTGCTGCGTCTTTCTGCCCATGTCCACGTATGGATTAGACGGCTGCTGTTGCTCGAATTTCCCCGTCACGATATAGCTATCGTCGGGCTGTGTTACGATGATATTGCGCCAACCTAGCAGATTTTTATGAATGTCGTTCAAGGCGTCTTCCTTGGTAACGAGATCTGCGCCGTCCTGCGCCACGGGAAGGTCAAAAGTAAGCGTTATGAGCAAGCTCTCCGCGTCGAGTTCCTCCGTTGTATACGCGAACGGAATACGAGCAGCAGACATCGTTACGACGTTACGCGTTTCCGTTTTGCTCGGATTTGCGTTCGTATTCACGTGCACGCAGTATTTATCCACGCCGATCATGTCGTTAATCGCCGTTCCTAAATAATGTAAATCAATCATCTCTTAACAATCCTCCCGCCAAGGCTGATACAGAAATTGCAAAAATCCTCTACCGTGTTTTCAATGAATCTCGGACTGCTCGAACGTTTGTTTGCATAACCGATATACCCTACTTTATCGTAATCGAATTTCACGCCTGTCTCCGTTCGTACGATACCGTTATTTTTCAGGTTTCCCGGATACGGCGAATACATATTCGTCCCCTTCTTGCCAACCGCTCTTGGACGCGGTCTGCCTTTTTTGTCGACAACGGATCGTACGGGTGCTCTGTTTTGCGCAAATCCATTTAATTTATCTAATAGCAGTTCTGCCGTTATTTTCATATTTACTCCAAATTCAGCACGTAAACTTTCTTAGGCTTACGCGCCCAACCTGCGCCCAAACGTCTATGAATAGACGGGTTCCAGCTCGTCAACAGCCATTTATGACCGTCTATGATGACTTCCTGTTCAAGGGCGTTTAAGATATCGTCAAGACTTTCAACGATGGAGCCTTCCATGTCAAAAGCCTGATAAACCAAGATTGTGAAATTTTGTGACCCGCTTGCTACGCCGCCGCCTTCAAAGCCGGCAAGATAGGACGGGTCTCCGACCTGCTGTGCATAAAGCGTCAGCAGGTCTTTTCCCGTGTTTACGTCGCGCAAAATGCACTCGTAATCTTTTTTGAATTTGTCCATACGCTATTCCCCACAATACAGGATCGGGCACGCGCAAGCTTTCAAAGCGTCGAACGCCGCTATGCACACGTTCTTACTTCGCAAATCGGACTTGCCGATTACAGCCTTCTGCCCGTCTGCCGTGATCGTGATACCGCTCGTAGTGCCTGCGCTACCTTCTTCGTGCATATACGCCGCCTGCAAAATCAACGCACGCTTAATGGCGTTTTCCGTCTTCTCCCTGTGCGCCTCGATGATTCGGTTTTTAATTTCCCGATCACCCGTCGCATAAATCGCGCCTTCATATACGGCGGCGTGCACCTCGTTCATAAAGGCTCTTTGAAGGAATGCGGTAGGATATTCTTTCACGATATCCAAATCCCGCTCGTTTTTCAGTTCTTCCGCCGTGATCGTCACGGGATAGTCGTTAAAAATGGAAACGTAAATATTTTCTTCCGCCATTATACCTTCCTCCATCTCGTGATCCATCTGTGCAACAGCATATTCACCTTATCCGCCACAGCAGACGGAACGGGATTTTCCTTTGCAACGCCAAGCGCGATACACGCTTCTTGATTTCTTCGACGTATATACAGTTCTTCCCGTGCAATATCCGCCGCAATCAGAGCCTGCGCCCTCTTGATCTCCAACGGAGCTTTCTCGAAATTTACGGGCAATCCACGCGCTATACGCGGGAATTTCAAAGGCTGATAGAAGTACGCCCGATCCCCGACAAAGTGCATCTCTTCAATCTTGCGAAGGGCGGCGGATAAATACCCTTCCTTTTCCTCGGTCGTGAGGACTTCCCACGTGATCCTGAGCGGATTTGCCGCGGGAAGTACCTCTGCGAGGAATTGATCGCTATCTTCGGGCATGACGTACGTATCCAAATTTTCCGTCATGTATCACCCCTCCTACGCAATCACGCAGTTACCGAGCCGTAATGCGCGAGCTCCTTGGCAAGAACCTTCGTGCCGTTGCGGTAGAAGATTTCTACGGCATATTCCGTAGAGAGAGGAATCTTCTCGACGGTCGCATCGGCAATCATGACGGGCTGTGCTACGGAATCCATGACGATGATCTCAAAGTCGACGCCTTCGGGCAATCTGTTAGAGGAGAACGTAGCAACGCCGTTGATACCTTTGAAGACTTCGTCCGCTACCGTGCCGGAGAAGTTGTAGCAATCGTTCAGTTCCGTCTTAACCAAGCCGTAAAGCTCGGGAGACAGAACGAGGCTCATCAGTTCGCGATCTACGCCGTCCACGTATTCGTTTTCGGTCGTTTCGATTGCAACGATCGCCTTCTCGAGCTGAGGAACGATCGGTTTCGACTTGTCAATGGTAACGCCGCTTTGCGTACCTCCGTTCTTGACAGCGAGGAAAAACTCACGGTCAAGGTCACGTTCAACCGACTGCTGAATTGCGTTCTTTCTGCGAGCGAGGAATGCGTTGAGGTCTTCGTCGGTGAAGGAAGCTGCGTCGAAGGAATTTACTTCCTCGACGATTTCGGAATTTCGATCCATATTCAACACGACGGGCGCCGCTTTTACCTTCTGACCTTTGCCTGCGGTTCTTGCGGTACCGTATTCCTGACGGGTCGCATTTGCAAAACGCTTAAACTCGAAGGAACCTGCCTTTTCGTTCAATGCGCCGTTCTTGGATTTCAAACGACCGGAAATGGTCTTTTTCGCAAGGTTTTCAAAGACACCTGCAATCTTGTTCTTCAGTTCAGCCTTTACGCTATCACTTACGTAAATGCTCAATGCTTCAGTTCTGGGCATAATGTTTTACTCCTTTTTTAATAAAATTTTGCGCGCTTATTTTCGGATGCGCCGCCTTCTCCGCCAGGCGATTGAGGGACGCCCGAATCCCCGCTTGCGAATATATCCGCGTATTCGGCTTTTGCTTTTTTCAAAATGTCCGCGCCGCCCTTCACGTTGCCCTTATCGTCCAGCTCGATCTCGTCGAGATTCAAACTTTTGATAAATAGTTTCGTCGCGCCGTCGCCGGCGTTGGCGTCTTTGAACAGCTTTGTCAAGCCCGCCGTTTTCTTCGCAGTTACTTCTTTCGTAAGCGTGTCCTTCTCGAAGTTCTTCAGACGCTCGTGTTCTGATTTATCAATGTACAGTTCACCGTCTTTCTGATACTTCTTCGTTTCGGAAACCGCGTCGTCTCGCTCTTTCGTCAACGTTTGGACCTGATTGAGCAGATCTTTCTGCGATTCGTGCCATTCGTTGAGGATAAAGTCGATATCCCCGTCCGCGATTCCTCTTGCCTTTAATACTTCACGTCTCATAAAAAATTCTCCTTACACTTTTTCGTCACGGTGCGCTCCGCTCCGAGTTTTTTATGTTTGCTGTGTTTTACGCCTCGTCGCCCGGCATATGGAGCCGCCTGTGAGACTTGAACTCACAACCTATTGCTTACAAGGCAATTGCTCTACCATTGAGCTAAAACGGCATAAAAAAGGACAGCGCACGTTTCCATGCGTTGCCCTGCCTTATTGAGTTTTGTCTAATCTTTGACTAATCTTTAGCTAAAATTTGTTTAATTGTTGCTTACAAAAGGCAGCCTTCGGGAAGTTCTTCATAATACCCCTTAAATTTTTCCTGTTCGTGGAAAGGCTTATCCTTTTCGAGGGCCTCTTTAATGTCCTCATAAGAAAATGGCATCTGGAAAGGGATACCTTCGGGATATTTTTTTTCGTAGGCATTGATCATATCCTTCATTTCACGATTGCGCCGTCTTTCTTCTTCGGGCATTTCTGCTTGCTCCTTGAGCATTTTTTCACGCATGTTTAAGAATTTTCTTCGATACTCTTTTCTTTCTTGCTCCGTCATAACACCATAATCTCCTTAAATATTTCGTAGGACTTGGGGAAATACGTCATAAAATGCTCAACCTTTTTTCGATTTGTCGCACATATACTCGCAAAGTGCGCAAATGCTTCTGTACCAACTGAATGCTTTTGCCAGTATTTTTCATCCTTAGCCGTATGGCTGGCTCCAAGACTATAACCACACTTTCGCATTTCACCATTTGTTATACCATCCAAAATATCTGAAAGCTGCCTCATATCAGAAAGAGGTACACCTTTAAAATCTTCATAAATTGCTCGATAAACCTCTTCGTTAGTGATAATAGTTTTTCCAGCCTTGTTTGCAACTAACCCTCGATATGTTTCAATAAATTCTTTACCCTCTTCGTATATCATGTCGTTAAAGGTGTAATTATTGAATTTAGGACTACGATAGCTCCCTGAAGCATATCCTCTTCCAATTTTCTTGCCTATCACAAAATCAAGGTTGTGCCCTGTTTCATGGAAATAAGTTTGATATTGTTTTCTATTAGAATCACTCGGCCGTGAATCTTGTTCTATATCGAAATATATACCGCCTTTTCTGGGGTCGAAGTGAGCACTTTGCTTATCTGTCGTTTTATAGTGAGCATTTATAATCTTTAACTTTGATTGATATCGGTCAAACGCATTTGCCACAAGAGGATCAGCTCGATTTATTGCTTCCTGCAACGTAACCGTCTTTCTGCCAAACGAGCGTTTTATGTTTTCATTCGTTATTATAACATCAATTTCATCCGTTGTCAAGATATCACGTAAATTTTTTCGGAGTTCTTTATACGTTTCCGTCTGCGCCCTGCTTGCTCTTCTGAATGAACCTAACGATTTATACGGCATTTCATCTTCACGCCCTGCATAATACTTCTTCATCCGCTCGTATTCCAGATACTCACGGTTGAGCTGACGGTTCCCCGCCTGCCATTGCGCATATCCTTTAATGTCACGCTGATGCCGCACGTCTACAAGATCGCCCTTTTCATCGTACTGAATACGGCTGTTCTTGATCGCCTTCTCAACGTCAGCAGGGTCCTCTATCTCCTCATGCCAGGGAATAAATTCGTGCCTGCAATTCGGATGCGGCAAAGCGTAACCGTTTTTGAGTACCGTTTTGAAAAGAGCAGGAAAGCGTTTGTCCTTGCCGCTGATCGAATATACCTTGCCTTGGTACGCGCCGCAGAGCTTACAGCATTGCGGCATTTCCGTCATCTTGACCAAGTCGGTACCGGACTGCAACGCTCTGCCGATTTCTCCGATATTCACGCTCTCTATCCTTGCAGACCGTGCCGCCATTGCGGCATACGAACGAAGGGATTGTTTCGCGCCGTTGGCGTACGTCACGGTTAATATACCGTGCTGTGCAAGGTCCTTTGCAATCGCTTGTTGCACGTTATAAACGCTATCCTGACCGGTTTTATGCAAATCCTTTATGATGGAATTTACACGCGATTTTAACCCGTCTCCTGCGCTTTTCGTGGCGGTTTGAATTTCTATGTAGGTATCGCGTGAAAAACTGTTTTTCGCGTACTTAAAGCCCTGTTTTTCAAGGATTTCCGCCGCCTCTTTTGCAGATACCTTCGGCGGGTCCTTGATTCTGTCTTTCCCTTCCTGAAAGGCTTTCGGTAGCTCTTTCTCCGTGAAATCTCGATTGACCTTTGCAAGATATGACACCGCCGCGTTCAACGCCTGCGAAAGCTTTTCGTTTAGCTCGTTCGCCGTGCGAGCACTTCCGTCCGTCGTCAAAAGCTCGGTGATGTCCTGCTCGATCTTTTTGAAATGCGCCTCGAACTCCCTTACGCTCTTAAAGTCAGGCGGTCTTATGTATTTCATTCGACGTTATCACCGCCTTGCCCCTCGTCCGTCTCGTTCTTCTCGTCGCTCGTGTCGTCCTCATATACGCCAAAGGACGGCATTGCAGGCGTTTCCAGGCGCGATTCTTCGATGATCTCTTCCGCCGTTGCTTCGTCAAAGCCGTAATCCTGCATAAGAACGCGTTTCTTGCTCCAACCCGTGGCAAGGTGTTTCGCCGCGATATCCGCCCTTACGGATTCCGTCGCAGGGATTCCGTCGTGCCAGAGCACCGTAATATCTTCTGCAGGGATCTCCGCTCCGTATTTTACGGAGAGCAAGGACACAAGCTTTTTCAAATGCTTTTCGAGGATTACCTTCTTCCCCGCCGAGCGCATCAGCGCAGGCGCAAGCTTTATCATGAGCGCGTCATAGCCCTGCGATTCACCGAACGTTTTGCTGTTCAGCAGAGACCCCATGCCGGAAAGATTTGCGATATCGTCCTTCAAGCCTGTGATCGTGTTTTCTACGGACTGCATGCTTGCGTCCCATACGAGATACCCAGGAGGCGTCTCACCGGTAGCGATTTCGAGATAGTTCCCGAACCCACTGTCATCGTCACCGATGAGCGGCGGTCCGTATAATTGCGGCGCGGAATGCTTGTCCAACACCACGTTCTTGAGCGTTTGACGGACGTTATACTCCATGATCGCGTCCGTGACGCTGTCAAAATCGGACGTACCGTAGATACTTCTCGTGCCTGCGTTATTCGCAGACGAAACGATGGCGAAATCGCTCAATCCTGTGTTAAACGTGCCGAGATTAAACTCCGTTCCGCTCTTTTGCAATTCATCGCCGAGCTCGTACGTAGGGCAATTTATACGCTGATTTGTGGACTTTACGGTATAATAGCTATCAGCGTTGTACGACTTGATCGCGAACGCTCTATTCGTGTATTTTCCCTTCTCGTGAATCTGGACGTGCAGCTCGTACTTATCTTTCCCCACGTCCGCAATCCACGCGAGCACGTGCATTTTGATTTCTTTCACGTTTTCACGCGATACGATGGGGAACCACGTAGCAGGATCTACGTTGGTAAATCGCCAACCTTCCGACGTTTCCGTCACCTTCGTGACCCAGTCACCTAAAGCGCAGAAATCCTGCACGCCTTCCTTTGACTTTGATACAAGCTCCGTACTATCCAAGATCGTTTTGATGTCTTCCTCTCTGCCATTGACCTTAAATTCGGGCGGGTCACCGTACGTGAGCTCCTGCGTCTTTTGGACCATGTCTGCCCAATAATTTGCATTAAAAAGATAAATCTTGTCCGATTGTAACGCGAAGTTGGCAAGCAGGTATTTTACGCGGTTTGCATACTCCGGCAACGCCGCCCACGCCTCGTCTTCCATCAGCATTGCGTTTACACGGTATGCGTCCAAACGCTTTACCTCACACCGAGGCGGAAACTCCGCGCCTTTCTTCAAAAAATTCAAATCGTATAGCATTTCAATACCTCACCTTCTTCACCGCCGCCTTCGAGCGCATGATCTCGTCATTCAGCGCATACCTCACCGCATCGATAAAGTGATTATCTTTATCCGGGTATCCGCTGATAAAATTCCCGTCTTTATCCTTTAAGTATTCGTATTTTTCAAATTCGTTCGCCGTCTCCGGGCAACGCCGTCTATCGATCACGATCTTGGCTCTGCTCGCAAGCCATTTAATGCCAAAATCCACGGACCCGGGTCCTTTGACGCAAGCTCGAATGTTATACCCGTTAGAACGGAAAAACGCGATGGATTTCTCCTCCGCGTTATCTGCAATCGTCTGTGTGTTCTTGTATTCTTTGAGGATATCGATGAGCTCCTCGTTCCCAGTCTTCAAACGCTTGACTTCGTCAAATACGTAGATGATCATGCGCGACGGGTCGTACTGCAATCGCACAAAAGCCGTAGGGTCGGGGAAATATCCCCAGTCCAAACCTTGCTTTGCTTTGTCAAAGTTCTCGATCTCCTCATCGGTAATATCACGGATTTCCACGTTTTCAAAAACGTTTCCACCCGTTCCCGTAACCTTGCCTTCGTATTCGTTCAAATAAGCGCGAGGATTATTTCGTTTCAAGTCCTCCGCCTCGTTGATGAACTCATCACCGAGCCACTCGCGAGGCACGTCCGTATAGCACGTATGCAATATTTCCGTGCCTTTCTTCGCCTTCTCCGGATCGTTCGCCAGATCGGAAGAGCGTCGTGTAGGGAAAGAGT